AAGGCGTTGTTGTCACCCCCGTCAAAAGAACAGAGAAGTAATGTATTTGTTTTTCTGTTTACAATTTCGCAACCTTCAATGAATGTATCAATATGATCACCAAGCTTTTCGAGTTTAGTATCACCTTTATAGAGGTCAGCCAGGTATTTGTTTGTTCCATACTCTAGGAACGGTTTACCTGTTTCTTTCCATTCTTTAAGATTCTCTTGGTATAGTTTAAACGATACAAATACTTCTCGTACTTGCCAATCGTCGTTACCAAGAATAGCGTCAGGCCTTGCTTTGAGTACATATAGTGCGTCAAAAGCATGGTGACTAAAGGATTTTACAGATGATAGATACACGATTACTTTATCGTAGGCAGTTATATTCTCACCAATACTCACAGTTCTTTGGTCGACCTCGTGTCCCATATCTTCAAGACAGCGAATCAACGAATAGTGTGAGTTTAAGATTTTGAGTTCTTTACCGTAAAAGTAATCACGAGTACATTGCTCTTTGTTAAAGCCAGTGATTAAGATTTTCAATTCAATTTCTCCATAATTATCAAAAGAAGCTACTTAGAGAAGCTTCTGCATTATTATTATCTATTATAACACATTCTATAGTTTTGTCAACTACTTTTTCAATATTCTTTTTCCATGCCTTAAGAGAGTGTTTTTCTTTGGTCATTTCAGAGATTTCAAGTCTCTGTTCAAAAGTAGTTTTATTTAGCGATCGTACTATATCAGCAAGGTCGTTACCTTTTACTGACGTTCGTACTTTCGTCATATGTTTATTTATGACTGATATCTGCTCGGATGCATGGGTATCAGTTGAGTTAGTTACTAGTATGGTTGGCAAACCATGAGCTAATGCTTCAAGAGCAGTAATGCCCCAAGTCTCTACAGGACAAGTTGAAATGTAACATCCAGCTTCTGCCATATAAGCCATGGTGTCTTTATAAGCCAAACCACGAATAACTTCATTTGGCTTTTCCCAGTTTAAGTTATCTTCGTGATATTTTAGATGGTCACCATATAGTAATTCAGCTACATGAGAAGTTAATATAACATTATGTAATCCAGAGCCGTTTAGTTTCTTAGGCATCCAAAATGGATTTTTTGTTTTATCAGTACGGCCTACAGTGACTGCATCGTAAGTAGCTTCAAGCACCTTCTCATCACCCATACTAAAAGCAGAATCAATAAAATCTACAATTGGCAGTGGCTTACCTTCAACTCTTTGGCTAAGTTTGTCCATACCAATATGTTGATGTTTAGATACAAATGCAACTACTCCACCATTTGCTTGAAACTCATGCATCTGTTGCATGTGACCAATTTTAGAAATACCACCAGCAGCAGTATGACTAATCCATAATATAGGTGTATTAGTTTTTGCTTGTAATCTAGTAGTAAGTGGCGCGTTATCATAATTAACAATAACAACATCTGGTTGATAAGTTTCTATCGCAGCAGTGATTTTAGTAGTCACTCTACGCTTCTTGCGGTCTTCATCTGTAAAATGTACAGGGATTACATCGTCAAAGTTTTGATAGATTAATTGAGCAAATCTCTCAATTCCACCAATAACAACACTATCAGTTATCTCTATATTATTACGTGTAAAGTAGGGTAGAAGTATTCTCATTGTTCAGGTAGTTCTCACTGGTCCATTATAAAGGTGTGTTTATATATTATATTATTTATGAAGTTCCGGCACTGTAAGGTCTTGTAGGAACTCTGTAGCGACTCCAGCTTCAACAAATAGATTAAGAGATTTAGAAAATGAAGCAACCCATTTCTCTGGAATGGGTCCATCAGTTGCCATAACAACTCTCTTAACACCAACTTGAATAATACCTCTTGCGCAATCGTTGCAGGTCGGTAGTCCCCAAACATAAATGGTAGAATCTTTTAAAGATGTACCACTGTATGTAGCGTTGTATATTGCATTCATTTCAGCGTGAATTACTGTTTCGTATTTCACTTCTTTATTATCATAACGTTCTGGGGTATCGGCTATTCCTTTAGGAAAACCATTATAGCCTGTAGCTAATACTCTACGTTCGTCGTTTACAATCACTGCGCCAATTTGTGTGCTTGGATCTTTTGACCAAGTAGCTACTTCACGAGCCAGTTTTGTAAATCTTACATCCCATTTCTTTGTCATATAAAGAGCTCTTCGATAAAGTTAAAGTGCCTTTCGTATACATGGAAGTTAGACGCTGTCCAGATTAGCTTACCAGACTCTACACCGAGATCAGAGGCAAGTTCATTTTGAACATGTTTAGCCCAAGCATAATCATTGTTATAGCCGAATACAGCATCGTTAGATCTCATCAAATAGTGAGATTCAAGTTTACCATCACGAATATAAAATGTATTTGCATATGTACACATAAAGTCGTTCATACCATCACGTGACATGTCAACATGCATTGATGGACGATTGTAGATCATAGTAGCTCTACGGCTGTTTGGATTATTCTTTAACTCACGTAGAACATTATGATATTGACTACCATTCTCTTTTGAGTATATACACCAACCATAATTTGAATTAATCATACCTTCAGTAGAAGCAATTGATTTCCAAATCTGTGGTGTCTCACCAGGTATATCATTAACGTTTAACGATTGTGATTTGTACCACTCAAGTTCACGTTCAATATACTTATACGCTGGCTTACGAATAACATAATCTTCATCAGCAATAAATGTAGCGCCAATCATTTCAATAGTCTTGGCGCCAGTTCTGTCGATAACAAAATCTTTGGCTAGATATTTGAAAGATAACTCTTTTCTTATGTTAGCGACAGTCAACATTAAATGATCTCCAACAACGCTTCCATATCTTCAGCTTCGGTTACAACTGAACTTATGTTCTGCCTGTGAAATACTCTTGCAGCTTTACGTAGTGTTCCCTTTGGAATATCAATGTCTTCTGCAAGACTCTCGATTGCTTCTTTCTGAAAATCACGTTCTGCTTCCTGTCTTAGGAATGAATTACTGATCTCATCAAAACATCCGCGGATGCGTTTTTTGTCTTCGTCGCTTGAAGGTAATATAATATTGCTCATAATTTAGTAGTCCTGTTAAATACATCTTTAGTTGGTTCCTGACCTGTAATACCTTGACGACAGTAAGAGACAAAGAAACTTGAATAGTTAATTAAGTCTTTTGCTGAATCTTCAAGGGACTCAAAGTTAGGATCGTAATCGTCCGACTGCATTGCTTCCATCACCGACTTCATACGTAGCATTTTTGCATGCATGATATCGTGTATAGTTGTAATGCCATTCGGATAATAATCTGCTTGTTGAACGGTAGAGTTTGGATTCTGATAATCTCTTGACTTTTGTAACTGAAGGTCAACGCACTCTTGAAGTACATCAACAGAAACCGGAACAATACCACGGACTGTGCCTACTGGCTCTCTACTCATTGATTTCACCTTTTTCATAATTTAGGGTATTATTATAACACACTTTAATGTGTTTGTCAACAGTTATTTTAAACAACTTTAGGTGGTATAGGTGCAGAGAATGATCCAATAGAATTTCTTTTATCTTCTGCTTCTGCAAGTAATCCAACTTCACCGTCTATCGTTTCGATGATACCAGGGTGTTCAGCTACCCCAACTCCGTTTTGTAGCAATATAGCTATATTTGCTGAATGCTCTGCAATCTGCGCATCGTATTTCAACTTCAGCGCGTTAATTAATGATTCTCTTATTTCCATGATCTCTATCTCCTATAGATCTTTAAATTTACCGTGATTTCCTTCATGAGAAGGCGGATACCAGGATTCTGGTTTAATTAGGTCGGGTACGCCGAGTGGATTCGGTCTTGATGGTTTTTCTCCAACCTCTTTGTTCATATTTGCTTTTAGTACTTCGTCCCAAGCTTTATAGGGATCTACACCGAAAGCGTCTAGTGTACCGATAGCAACAACACACAGATCAATTAGTCCATCAACAATTTCTTCTGCGTCATGTTCAGCCACGGCTTTACGTGTTTCATCTAACTCTTCGTTTAGAAATTCAACACGAAACTTTAGAAACTCTAATAGTTTCTCTGGGTTAGCTTCAACCCATTGTCTTGTAAGATATTTACCTTGCATTAAGTTTATATCTTCTACCCAATTCTTACTCATAATTTATCCTGTAATTCATTAAATCCGCCAATTGCTTCGCCGTCCATTATAATCTGTGGAAAGGTTCTTGCAGTTGGAAACTTTTCAAAAAATTCATCTTGTTTGTAATCAACATCCAATGATTTGTATACGAAGTCCAATCCTTTGGACTCACAAATTTGCTTTGCCATATTACAATAACCGCAATTTGGTTTTCCGTATATTTCTATCATGGCTTATACCAATCTCATCGAATTAGAGTCAGGCAGGATTAGACCTGTTGTTGCTTCGATTACTTGCTTCTTCAACTCATCCATTGGCTCTGCCAAGAACATAACTGAGTTTTCATTCACTACAATTGGTTCCCTTTTAGCGTAAGGAACAAAAGGAACCATTCCAATTTTACCTTCACCAGCTGGGACCAAAAGAATACCATCCGTTAAGGTATAGAAT